AGGCACCCCGAGATTGTCGCCGGCCGCAATGATCTCGTGCTTGTACATCTCGATGAGCGGAGCCTGGAGTCGCACCTTGTGGTAGGTGCCGATGTAGACCGCCGCTGCCATCGCACCGACGAAGTCGAGTCGGCAGTCCGGATAGGCATCGCCTGCAGCGTCCTCTGCATGAGCGCCGAAGTAGATCCGCCCCTCCCAGTTCTCGACGGGGATCTCCTTGCCACCTCCACGAGCCTGTTCGTTCAGGGTCTCGATGGCGTCTGCTGCGATCCCGGCGATCCGCGAGATCAGCTGGCCGTTCCTGAACGGCACGTACGTCGGTGAGACGCCGGTCAGATCCTTGTAGTCGACGTTCGGGATGTCGGCGTCATGCTTCGTAAGGCCACGCTTCGGGATCCCGACGATTGGAACGATCTCGTGTGCGATGGAGTGGTAACGGCAGACTGCAGCTGCCTGCTCCATCTCCTTGGCGTGCCGTTGACCGTAGTCGACGGATATGGCGGTGACGTTCGCACGACCGTGATCGCGCATAGCGAACGAGAGAGCCGTCGACGAATCGATGCCTCCCGACAAAAGTACAAATGCTGCTGTTCTGTTCATGTCATTCTCCGGTGAAAAGGTCCTGGGGTGTTACCCCCAGGACCGTGCTGCACTTACTGCTGCGGGAGGAATCCCTCGCCGCCGGCCGCTTTCGGGGCCAGGACGTCACGCACGTTGTTCCGCTGCTCGCCCTGGTAGGGGCGGACATCCAGGCGCACCTGGCACGGCTTGCCGACGAGAATGCCTTCGTCCGCGACCTTCTGCGGATCGAACGCACCCTCGAGCAGCTCGGGAGCGATGCGGCCGATGATCTTCTTGTTGCGCGGCTGCATGCTCTCGACGAACGGCATGTGGAAGAACACCTTGCGGCCGGCGAATTCGCCCGCGGTGTCCGCGAGTGCCAGCTTCAGGGTCCACATGTTGTTGCCGCTCGTTTGCGACTGGCCGTAGGTGACCTCATCCACTTCGGCGTCATAGACGCCTCGCGGAATCACCTGGAACGGCTTCTCGTCGCCGACGGTGGAGAAGTCCACCATGAACGCGCCACCGCCACCTTCGTTTTCGGCTGCCGCCGGAGCGGGAGTCGGTTCGGGTGCGGGCGCTGCTGCGGGCTTCGGTTTCGCCATACGAACTTCCTTTCGTGGTTATGGTTGGTTTGGGTCAGGACTGCTACTCCCCGAGGAGCCTGACCCCGCTCCAAGGATCTCTGTCCGTTTCGTGGGGCGATACGTCACTTCTTCACCCCCACCGCCTCGAGGAGACCGACAGACCTGAGGATCGTCTCCATCGTCGGATTGCTCCAGCCAACCTGCCTGAAGTTGCTGAACCGGCACTTGGCATTGATCTTCGGCGTCGGCTGTACACGCATGTTGTGCACCTTGGTGTTGTTCTCGCCCTCGGTGACGTACATGTACCCGACAATGTCCATGAAGCCCTGGCACTGCCGAGCCAACTTCCCTGTCAAGGCCGGAGTCCAGAGCTGCCGCTTCTGCTCGTCCTGAGTGTAGCCGGCGGCGCACGTGAAGAGGATGTGCATCGGCAGATCGCGATAGGCTCTGATCGCCCGAAGAACTTGGGAGTGGTTCCGCTTGAACTCCGTCCATTCGGGTGAGGCCAACTCTTCGTCGATCCGCGTGCGATCGGATACCCCGAGGAGCTGGTACATCGAGAACGCCTCGACCTCGGAGAGTGAGTCGGTGATGCACGTGTAGAACTTCTTCGGAGGTGCGTCCTCGTCGAACTGATCCGGCGGCGTGAGGACCTTCTCGATCTTCTTCAGTTCCGCATCCGCCTCGGGGGTTCCCTTGTCACGGAGTGAGCAGTGCGCCTTGAGGTACTCCTGGACTCGCGCGTACTGCTTGAAGTCCCGGATCCGAACGACAGTCATGTGTTCGGTGGCCAAGGCCTTGAATTTCTCGTCCGTGGCGATGGTGAGGTCGCCAGCCTCCGCGTCGATGAAGATCACGTCCCGCATCGACGGAACCTCGACTGCGCTCCCGACCAAGCGAGTCTTGCCTGCGCCGTAGTCGCCGTAGGAGAGCAGCTTGATCCAGCGTGTGTACTCCGTCAGCCCAGACAGATGGAACGGAGGACCTGCCGGTACCTTCGGAACTGCAGCCGACGCCGGTTGAACCTGGGATCCCGGTGCTTTCGCTACTCCCGGATTTCCTCCAGGAACGCCTGTTCCGGTGTTAACTGGTCCTCCTGCAGGCTTAGTTCCAGGTTGCTGTACTGGACTGCCTGCGGGGGCAGTTGTACCTGACTTGGCTCCGGTAGATGCGTTCGCCATCTGGTTTGCTCCTTCTCACGTTGCGTCAATCCATCTGCTGTCGTGACAGTGTACGAGTTGAGGATGTTCTCCCAGTCCGATCCGTCATCCATTGCTAGGCACGCCGCCAGCAAGGGACAGAAGTAGTCGCACCTGTCAGTTGGGTTGGGATAGAGCGGGAGGTCGGGATTTGCGATCTCCTCCAGCTCCATGTAGATTTTCCGCTCGAACGACTCGAGCTGCGCCTGATTCCGCTCAATACGGTGGCGGACTATGAACTTGTCGCGGTCTTCGTCTTCCATCGCGCGGAAGCGGTTCAAACACAGGATGTTCTCTGCTGGTGCTGCTTCCACGTCGCCGTACATGTCCTCGAGCATCCGCTTGTACAATGCAGCCGTGGTAGACTGGCGGATATCGGTGGAGACTCTGCCTGTTGCGAGGACCTTCGGAAGGACTGGGATGTTCTTTCGGAACTGCACGTAGATGACGCCGGCGACCGGTCGTCCGTAGAGCTTCCAAGCTGACCAGCAGTAAGAGGTGATCTGCTCGTCTACGTCGAAGTGCTGAAGTCGGATCTGCTTGGCGGTCTTGTACTCCACTATCCACAACCGCTCGAGTTCGTCGATGACGATCCTGTCCATCGTGAACCCGTACATAACTCGTCGCCCATCTTTCGTCCTGACTCCTAAGTCAACTGCTCCGTTGACTTCCACCTGCGGGATCCCATCCACCTCATAGGTGTCGAAACTCGGCCGATGAGCGAGCCAGTGATCGGCGTAGTACGACATCAATGCCAGTCCGAGATCGAGGTGTTCTCGCCACGTTCCGGGTAAGATGCCGGCGGTCTCTGATGCGGTCACATAGGCGAGGAACGCCTTGGCAGGATGACCGTAGAAGTTCAGACCGTGGTAATCTTCCAGAGCGTAGTGGACGCCTGTACCGAACCACAAGTAGTCGGCGTTCTCTGTGAATGTCCGTCCTTGGCGGAGGTGCGAGGTCCATCCCCATAACCGGCGACACTTCCGGAAGAGGATCCGGTCACTGGTCCTGAGCATGAAAGGTGACTTGTCCTCGCGCAGATGAGCGCGGAGGTGTTCAAGCGTGATCGCTTGGACGGGCGTACCTTGCAAGACCCTCTCCTCGTGCTAGTAGTTCAGCCTCTACAGGCTAGGCGAGCGTGCTCGAGCCTATTCCACGACAAATGATAAGTCCATTATATAGGAACTCTCTATACGGTCACAAGTGTCAAATTGTGGTCTAGGCTTTGAGGCCTAGCATGTACTGGGATGTATTGCGCATCTTCCCGTCAACCACATCCTCTACCCGTTCGAACTCTGACCCTTCCGGGATGATGTAGTTAACCACGCAAGGCACCTGAATGAGGCTGTCCATCCGACGCAGCCGTCCCTCAGCCTGCTCGTTATCGTTCGGATCCCACGAGAAGCCGAGCATATAGGCGTTGAAGGTCGTATCGGTCTCGAACGACTGTGCGAAGGCAACGGTGAGAAGCATGACACCACTGACCTTCTTCCACTTGGCAATGGTGTCATTGATGTCCGTCGGACTGAGACGCATCTGTCCGTGCATCATGAAGATGGCGTGGGCGGGGTAGCCGTCTCCGATGAGCGCTTCGCGTATGATCGGCAACGCTTCGGTGTAAGGACAGAAGATCACGACGTGCGGGTCTTCAGATACCTGATCGCACAGGTACCTGATTCCAGGACCAACATCAGCATCCGGGAACAGGATCTTCGGGCTCACAGCCACTTGGAGGAGCCGGGTAAGTTTGACCAGCTCGTTCTGGGTAATAACCGTCACGTCTCCTAGCGACATCATCATGTCAGCGTGGAACGTGTCGTACATCTTGGACTGCTCCTTGGACATCGGGAGCTTGACACGCCGACGAACGATTGGCGGCTTATCCGACCCCTCTCTGAACTGACCACCTACTTCTGGCCAGGTGCGGGTGCGATAGAACCCTCTCCGTAACAACGCCCGCAGATTCTCCACATTCCTGACACCGAAGATCTGTGTCCCCATCCCCTCTGTGCGCTCGACGTGGCACCAGGTATTGACGAAACGCCAGTATGACGGGAACTGCCTCCTGTCCATGAGGTGCAAGACCGGGTAACAGTCTTGCGGACCTCTTGACGACCACGTGGCTGAAAGTCCGAGATAGTTCTTGTACCGGAGCCGATTATGTGCCGCGACAGTTGCGTTCCTGTGTCGCATCGCACGATGGAGCTCGTCGTCTACGACCAGGTCGAAGTGCACTTTCCCCGACTCGTACGGAGCCATCAGGTAACGGAACGTAGCGAAGGTGCAGGAGTAGACGCCTGGAGCCCCTTTAACGGCGGCGTTCCAGTCCGCATTCGTCTTCCCTTGCATGAAAACGGGTTTGACACCACCCCAGCGGAGGAGCTGACGTTCCCACGTTGCACAGCTGGACGTAGTTCCAACGAGGAGAGTCCGTTCTGGAGCCCACTTGGCCATGCACATCATGGAGATGAACGTCTTCCCCAATCCGGTCTTGTGACCTAGGACTGAGTGACCATACTGGAGGACGTACTCAGCGTCCTCGATCTGGAAGGGCTTAGCAGCCTCCCAGATAGCCTGACCTCCGTCAGGAAACAGCGGCGTCGACACGTTCAGCAGCCTTGAGTCTGTCCATCAGGAGCCTGAACCTGCGTTGATACCGGTTCTCCCGAACTCCGTTCTGCTGCCTACGTCGCTGCACCTTTGTGCGCCAGCCCTTCATCTGATGAGCATGATTAAGAGCCCACACGTAGTCGTCCGCCTTGACGCGGAGCTTCCCTTGGACGATTACGAACTTTCCAGTCCTCTCCAGGACGCCGGAGAGCATTGGGAGGAATCCGGTCTTCTTGCGAGGGATCCGGTTCGATGGGTGTTCGGGTTTCTTCGTTGTCATTTGTCGATTCCTGATTTGCCGGGCCAGAGACCCATCTTGATGTACCGCGCCCTCATCGCTTGGTAGGAGATTCCGAGGAGCTCGGCGATCTCCGCGGCAGGAGTCTTCGCGCCAGTCTCTGGATGCGGGAGGTAGATGGAGTCCCTCTTGTTCCGAGCCTGTTCTTTGGAGTGCGCCCATTTCACATTCCCAGGCTCGTAATTACCGTCTGGGTTGATGCGGTCGAGTGAGAACTCCTTCCCTGGACGTGGCCCCATGTCCTTGAAGAACTGGGCGAACCCTGTCACCTTGTGCGCCCACTGCTCACAGACCTTGATCCCTCGACCACCGTACTGAGGATAGCCCACATGGGACACGATCTGGCAGCGACGGTTCATGCTGTTCCAGATGTGGTACTCCTGTGGGTGCTGGGTCGGAAGTCCACGGTTCTTACAGCCGCAGTGGGTCTTCGGGTTGTTGGTGTGAATGAGGTAGTCGTGACGGACGCCTATAGGTTCAGACCCGCACGAGCACTGGCAGAGCCACATCCGCTTCTTGCCGTGGCGGTAGGGCAGGATCTTCAGGACGGTCAGCTGCCCAAAGACCTGCCCCGCGAGGTTGAACTGACCTCCGTGACCTGCCAGACGCTCGAACGAGTGTGCCATCTACTTGCTCCGCTTGGGTCTCTGGTACGGATCCCCGAGGACGTACTGCTTCGGGGTCTCTTTGCGGAACAGATGCTTCAGGTGCTCGATCACCTTCGGAATGTCGTTGTCGAGGTAGCTCTCGACGTTGAACCCTTTCCCTCTCGGCGGTCTGTCGTCGACGAGACACCCGTACTTCTGGGCGTCAATGATGATGCCGGCGCAACACCTGACGTACGCCATGTGAGCGATCATCGTGTGGGAATCCGACCAGTCGCCGGCTATGAACTTGAAGATGTGACGGTAGATCGCGGCAAGATAGACGGAGACCTTCACTCGCTTCATCCGCCAGTTGTACCTGCCGTACTTCAGCGCTCCTTCGTACCACGCGAGCGCCTCCTCGATGATCGCCGTCTCCGGGATCAAGGTCGGATCCAGCTTGAGCTGGGCGAGCAGATCCTTCGGGTTGGTGAGGTGGAAGTACGGGTCCTTCGGTCTGAGGTGCTTCTTGGTCATTTCCTGGCTCCTCCGGGTTGAGGTTGACGTTCGTGAACCTTTGCGACTGTAAAGAGCAAGTGCTGGCACACGTGACGGATAGCATCACGTGCATGGCGCTCGCCCCTATGATATAGGCCCCAAGCCTGGAGCTTCTCGTCTGTACAGAATGTCTTGCCTTGGTAGGCTGACTGTTGGTGTAGGGGGACACCGAGACGGAACTTGCAGATGTACTCGATCGCGCCAATGAGCCGAGGAGTATGAAGTCCGGCCCATGCATGTGTTTTGGCCTTCCAGCTGTACACACGGTAGGACTCCATCACTACCGCGTCTAGGCCTTGGGGGAGGTTATTGAGGTAGTGCTCGATGTCACCTGCCGCGTCGGGCATAAGGCCCGTCGAGAGCTGCTTGGCCTCGATGAGGTTCGGGCCGTGGAAATACGCAACGCCAGTCGTCTCGCCAGGATCAATCCCGACGATCTTGAGATCACACCCTTTCAGGGCCTCCTGCAACAGCGACTGTACTTCCATTGCGTCCACCTCCGGAGTGGAATGCCCCGTCATCCCGGGGCCACGGTTATCCGTATGGTGACAGGGTCGGAATCACACCCCGGCAGGGCTGGTTGTTTAGGCCGCCACTGCGTAAACGCTGTCGTTCGCGTTTAAGTTACCTTCCGCACACCCAGCGGTCGCCCCTGGTGCTGTCATGAGACCTACGACACCCCGTCGAAACCGGTTCACCCCCAGCAGGTCGCTCGCTTCAAGTTGAACCCCGCTCGGCGCAGGTCGAGCTGACAGGCTTTATCCACGAGCGACCTGGTGGAGGTGGCGGGAATCGAACCCGCGTCCGAGATGCTTTCACCCTCACCTATGTGCGGCCGTAACCGCACTACAGCCATTTCGTCTGCGTTCAGCCGCCGCTACCGACAGTCGAGGCTCGACGTTGACGTCAAACCGCCTCTTGACACTCGTAGCTCATTCCGCGTAGAACGCAGACGAAATGGTTGCCTTAGCCGAAAAGCCCGGGGCGACCACCCCGACAGGTGATCGCCCCGTTACTGCATGCGCGCGAGGAGTCACGCGCACCGGAGAACTGCTAGGCCGCTGCCGCGGCTTCCTTCTTGCCCTTGGTGGCCGCGAACACGATCTGGTACACGACGCCCAGCTCCTTCGCGATCTCGCCGCGCTTGGCGCCCTCGGCGAAACGCCGGCGGATGTAGTCGGAACGCCGCTCGCCGTTCGACAGCACGACGGCGCCGCCTTCCTTCTTCGCGCCTTCGTTGACACCGGCGACAGCGCCGGGGCCGAACTTGCCGTTGCCTGCGGGGGCGGCGGCGGCGGGTTTCGCCGGCTGGTTGGGTTTGGTTGCCATGACGTACTCCTTTCACTGGTTGACTTCGGTTCAGGTCTCACCGCCACAATGTGTAGCAGCGATGATTCCATTATATAGCATCCGCGAGATGGTCTCAACTGGATTTTGATGGTCTCCCTCAATTCTTTATCGGTACTAGCCGGTAGGCGTCGCGATTACCGTACTTTGTCGGCATTTCCATGAACCCTGCCGCCTTGTCGACCATATACTTGTGCGACTTGTAGTACCGCGACAACCTCCTCGCGTTCGTAATGGTCTGGTTGTCCTTGTACTCGTCACTGGCTAACGCCCATTCTGCCACTGTCTGGAACGTGAAGACCCGCTTCGGATCGCCCTGGAAGGTGATGATGTGTTCGGAGTTGAACTGTTTCAAAGCCTCCATCGTCCAGTCGTATTCGGATATCTGCGCTTCTGCGGTCTGTACGAGTTGCGACCCTACGATCTCAGCATCCGGTACTCCGATGATGTCGCCAATGACTCGGAACAGCTGCTCGAAGTGGGAGAGCCTGTGTCCGCTCTTGTGATGGGGGTTCCACCCTCCGCTATCAGCACGCTTAAAGAACAGGTGGAGGACAGCCAGATGATGCGCGAGCCATCCTACACGGCCACCGCAGCTCTTGAGGGCCGCAGCTGCCCAATCGGACGAGTGGTCAGTACCGATAGCCTGGACCTCGAAGATGATCGACCGTTGCAAGATGTCTGCGTTCAGGAACGGCTGCTGAATCGCCGTCATGGCGAATACTGTCCTAACCGGCAGACGGAAGTTATCCGAGGTAGTGAACAACTTCCGCATCTCGA